GTATCATCTTCGAATGCAACCTGTAACTTGCCCCATGCGTCAGCAAGTGCAGCCTGTAATCCTACTCCTGCAGCGCTAACAGATGATGCAATAGAACCATTTAAGAAACCGAAAAGGTCTGTTCTGATACCCTTCTGTACGTCTTTTAAGAGTGCTGCGTCTGTCTCTGCAACTGCTGCATCATATCCGCTCTTCTTGATAGCCTCTGCTGAAACAGCCTTGCGCCACTTGTTAAGAGTAATCTCTCCAACAGGTGTCTTTGCTGTTGTGTACTTAGAAAGTGGAATAACTTCACCCTCTGGAACCTTTCCATCTTCAAGAGTTCCTGTTACAGAGTACACATACATTGTTGTACCTTCCTGCATAGGAATTTTTCTTGTAACTCCAAGAGCCTCAATTAACTTTGCAAGAGAGTTGTGAGTGAACTGTGAAACGAAGTCAACCTCACGAACCTTCTTCATATCTGCCTGTTTTACTAAGTTTGTTTCTGCATCTGTAATAACATTTGCCATAGTTTTGTCCTCCATTAACTGTTCTAGTTAGCGGTATGCTCATTCGCATATCGGTTTAATCTTAAAGTCCAAATTCTGTAGGATTTTCTGCGATAGCCTTCTGTCTGAGAGCAGGGTCCTTAATCTGCATTATCTCCTCTTTGGTCTTTGTTGTTTTTCCACCATTGTTAGCAGGTGGTTGAGCTGTGCTTGCTCCCTGTGTGCTTGTAGTCTGGATAAAGTCAGACCACTCTTCTTTGATGGATTTTGTCAGCTTGTCAGCATTAACAACTTTTCCATCAGCGTCAAGTTCGATTTCATCAACGTTAGAAACCTTGACAACAGAATCAATACGCTTTTCAGAAACTCCTGCATCCTTAAGCAACTGCTTAAATGCTTTTGTCTTTGCAGACTTGGTTTCCTTGGCAGCTATATCATTCTTGTAACTGTCAAATTCTTCCTTAATGGCCTCATACTTGACTTTATAACTATCTTTGCCATTCTTCTCGATAATCTCGTTAGCCTCATCAAGCTCTTTCTGTAATACAGCTACTTTTTCGGCATCCTTTTTGAATCCGTCTCTCTCTTCTTTTAGAGCGTCCACTGTTTCAGTGTGAGCTTCAATGATCTGGTCGATTTTCTCGTCTTCAATACCCATAGCTTTAAGGAATTTTCTTTGTAATGACATTTTTCAATCTCCTTTTCCTTTAGGTGCGTTACTTTGCAACGATTGTAGTAATTTGGTTCGATACTTTGAACCCTATATTGATATTATAAATTAAAAAAGACCTACTTTTGTACACCTCTTTCAAGTAGGTCTTGACAACTTAATTCTACGATTTCAATGCCGCCTCAATCATCTGTTTGTATTCTGAATTGTGCTCTGTTGCCGCCTTTTTTAGCATATGATGAGGTTTTGAACCTCTCGTTATATGCCAATTTCCATTTGCGTCTTCAAAAAACCAAGGGTCTTGTCTACCAATGCCCTCAGTTGCATAGATACCTGTACCAAATTCAATGTAAGGAGCGTACTCAACGTTAGTACCAATGTAAACGGTATCTTCCTCTACTGCATGAGACATACTGTTACGCAATCGGCCTGTGTCAATAGGAGTATTATCCTTTGCGTAACCCTCTGCGGTCAATCCAATAGCCTCAAGTCCGTTTTTTAGTTGCTGTTCAAATGCAGAAAGTACTTCTTTGCTGTGGTCTTTAATTGTGAAGTTCGACATATCTTCACCTCTTTTTCTTTTTGAAATATTTATTAATTAATTCTAGAGCTTTTTCAGCATATAAGTAGTCTATTCCATAATAATCAGAAGGCATGTCAAAATTATTTTTATTTGATATCATTACTGCAAAAGACTCTGCCATAAATTCGTCTTTGTCAGACAATGAATATGCGCTTATTGAATATTTATAGTTTCCTTTAATACCTTTTTTGGGGTTTCCATGAACAGAATCTTTATAACCACTAAACAATTTTGCTAACTCTTTTTCGAATTGCTTTTCGTTTTCATCTGCAAGACCCACTTTTACTCTTGATTGCGTTGTTAATGTATGAGCAAATTCATGAAGCCACGTAAATAAAGTCAAATCATTCATTCTTACTACTCCATCAATAGAAGTATCTCCTGCTGATTTATATGCGCCGGTTGTAATTTTATATAAATACGTGTCATATTCTTTTGCTAAATTTAATAAAACATTTGCATTATTTTCGAATTCATTCCTTCGCTTTGCTTTTGACATGTCAACAACAATTTTTTCACCATTTTTGTTTAGTGTATAATTATCAGATTCACTTCTTATTTTATCTCTTCTTGAACCTTGTCTACCAATTCGCTCTCTACTTATATTCTCAACAACAGATAAGGAGTTACTATTTTTGTCATTTTTAACTTGGCTAATACTTCCATCAGAACGCTTAAAGCCTATAACCTTTGCTTTGATAGAACACCTACAGTTATATACTTCCTCTGGTGCTCCACTTGGGTCTCCAGGTTGCATTAGTCCGTTTGGAAATACCTCGTCAACATCAACCTCAACATTATTCAAATCAGCATGACTACTTCGTGTTCTGTCATCAATTGAAGCCATCCACACTTTTTTCATGACTATTCCGTCAGAGGTAGCCTTTTCGTAGCTGTCTTGTCGGCCTTTACACTCAGCAGAGGTTGTCATTGTTCTAGCATTTCTAATAGCACTCTCTCGGTTCATGTCAGTAACGTGTTCTAATCGAGTTGCTATTTTGCTAATCGGCTCACCTTGTAAGATACCTTGCATTACTTGGCTGTTGATTTTCTTAGTATTCCACAGTTTGTCCTTTGGAATATCAACTGTTTTTCTTGGCAAAAGTGACTTGTTAGACACCGCAAGTGCTTTTACAGTTGTTTCATCAACCAAAGTGAAGGAATATCCGCCAAATCCGTCTACAACTCCTGCTAATTGGTTGTAATTCAGAGCATATATGCTTGGCATTTCACCATTGACATAACTCAAAGCAATCTGATTTGTATTACTCAGTTTGTCGGTCACTTCATCAACCATTGCTCTAAATCTTGCGTCTTGCAAAGTCTGATTTTGTACAAGTCTGCGATATTCGTATTCCAAGTGCTCTATAGTATCTGTGTCTGACGTAATTCTTGCCCCTTTAAGCGCCTCTTGTATTCCAGATAGTCTACTGTCTACCTCTGACATATAAGCTACCCATTTGGCTTGAATATCACTCTCTGCGTCTGTATAAATCTGAGTTATTCTGTTTTCCATAGCAGACAACTTTCTGTCTGTAAGTGTTCTTGCTTTGTCTGCCATATTCGCCTCCCAAAAAGGACGCTCCAAAGAACGCCCTTATAATTATTTTATTGTTTACTTTAGGAACATTTAGTGGACAATGCCACTTTGTATTTTGTGGGTTATGCTTTTGTGATGTTACCTGCGTTTCCACCCCAAATGTATACGTGTTGAATGACATAATCAGATGTAATCGTTAAAACTTTACCCGACTTTGTTACTGTTAACTCTACTGTTGTATCTCTTGAAGCAACAAGTTGTTTTACTGTAACCTTATCTTGGAATAGTCCAAATGCAAAAATACAACTTCCAACTGTAGATAAATACAAATCAAAAAAATAACTACCATACTCATCTACATTATCTAATGTAACTGTTTTTGTTGTTTCACCACCCATTGATATATATTTATTCATACGGGTAGCACTTTCTACCTTATCCTCTAACTCGCCTAAATCATCTTCTAAGTCCACTAAAGAATCATTTACATCATCAATCTGACCTTGTAAATCTTCCTTGGTATCATATAATGCCTTACTTGATGGAATAGTTCTGTTATTGTCCTCGACTACATCAACGGCAACCTCGTTAGACAATGCGTGTACCCATTCTGTCCAAGTACCAAGTATTCTACACCTAGACCACAACATAGGTGTTTTGTTAGCACCTACAACGATTCTTAACTGTTGACTTACAACTGTTTCAATGCTTAACACTTCAAGGTCTGCATAAGAACCATAAATAGGTACGTTAGGAAGATTTGCGCTATTCGAAGTAACAGTAAATGTTCCCTCTGTAACACAATCATTCAAATCAACCTCACCAAGCATCTGTCTGCCCTTCATAAAACCTTCTGTACTTGGTATCTCTGGTAGGTCATCCAAATCATTGTAGCTATTTGATAATGCAACAGCTCCTAACGATTCTGTTTTTGCATAATCTGCCAATGCCAACTGAAATGCATCATTAGATACATAGCCAAGGAATAAGTTGTCAATCTGTTCCTTTGTGTAGTAGTTGGTTAAATCAATCGTAGTGCTACCAAGATTTGCCCACCTATCTGCGATATACATATACTGAATGTAATTTGATTCTCCATTGGCTAACAGATAAATAGTTGTTGTGCTAATATCCGTTGATGGAAGAACATCTACAATCGCAATGCCAAGACCGGCACCAACGTTTCTCATTAACTCATCAATCTGCTCTTTTGTGTAGACCTCTGCCTTGGTGTAGTAGTTAACAAGGTTTGTAACCAATCTAGTAATGAAATCACTATCGTTAGTAAGTTGACTTGTCTTAGTAACATTTGCTCCGTTTACAACATCAAAAGTGGTTTCTGAACCATCAGAGAAAACAATCTTGTATGTGTCTACAAGTCCGCTTGTACCACTCTTGACAACAGACGCAATACCAATACCTGTTGCACCTCTGTCACCTTTGTCACCTTTAAGTTCTGCAAGTTCCTCAGGTGTATAATCAGAGTATTCAAATTTGTCACCCTTATCACCCTTGTCACCTTTATCACCCTTGATAGGATTTGTAGTAACCTTGGTTCCGTCAATAAACTCTACAGTATAAGAACCATCACCATTTGCATAGGCTGTCTTAAAACCTGTTGCAATTTGTTCTGTTAAGTTTTTAGCAGCACCGTATGCAGCTCCATTAAATGACATTGTCTATCCCTCCTATCTCTTGTTCCAATAACCTATATAGGCAATATGATATGACACTACTGTATGTGTGCTCTCATCAACCACCTGCAACTCTGAACCATCTGGCGCAGTCGTCTCAACAGTAAATTCATCTACTGAGCAAATGTACCCCATTGTGCCTAAATTAACAGTTCCGTTTCTTTCTTCAATCTTTTTCATTGCATTACCTCCATTTATTCATCAACATCATCATTGATGTTTGGTGTACTTGTCTGTTGCTGAGTCTTCAAATCTTCCAACTCCTGCTCCATTTCTTTGTATCTCTCAGCCTCTTCCTCTGTTGTCTTGTCAAGGATACTGTCTATCTCGTCTGGATTTAAAAATGGAAGGTGCTTAAGCACTGTCTCGTTGTCAAGATACTCAGCAGCCGCTAAAACCATGTTGGTCTCTTCTGTCTGATTAGCAATCCTGTTTCTCTTGTATGTAGGCTCGTCTTCAATTCCAATCAAAGCAAGAATGCCCTGTATAAATTCTGTTACACAGTACTCTATTCCGTCACATTTATCATCCAAAGTCTGATATGCTGCAACAATAGCTGTAGCTGTAACATTTCCCGCTGAAATACTGTCTGTATTAACCGCCATAGCGTCTCTGTACATATCTCTTTCAAGTCTTTCAAGGTAAACCTCTCGGCTCTGATAAGGTATATCAAGTGTATGAGCCTCGGCTTGCGCTCCGTCTTCCTCAACTAATGCTGCTCTAACTCGTTTCATGTGATCCAAAAACTTAGCAAGGTCAACTTCATCCATTCCACCGGCATTACTGATAGTCCAATAAATGAGATTTGCGTCATCCAAATCGTTGGCAAAACCAGACTTGATTAAATCGTAGCAATCAATGTTTTCTCTCAATCCAACAATAGAGCTTTGATGTTTCTCACTACCCCACATTGGCACTATTGGAAAGCCTGGATAGTTTGCTAAATCAAATATCTGTGTTCCGTCAACCTCGGAAGTCTTTACTGTCTGAATGTACGCTCTCTTTTCATGCAGTATTTCAAAGTCTTCACCTTTGCGCTTGATAAAATCTGTATATCCGTCAAGCTCATACAAGGTTGTTCTCAGAGGCTTACTTCCGTCTATCTGCCAGAACCTAATTCCTGCCTTTAATGCTCCGTCTTCCTCGTCATAAAGAGGTACAAATTCTGTAATTTCAAAAACTTCTATATGGTCCAAATTGTAAAATCCAAAAGATACACCGCCTATTCTTGCAGAACGTGCCAATTCCTTTAATTTACTGTCTACCATCTTGCCAAGTCTGTCCTTTGTAGCCTCGTTATTAAATGTGACACCATTTCCGAGCAGATACTGAACTTCCTGTGTAGTAAATCTGTCGTAAAAGTTTCCTGCGCATTTATGATTTGCTGAGTACTCGTCTGGAACCACTCGGCCTGTCAGAGTTGTAAGCAATTTTTTGTACATCATAATAGTTGGGTTCTTCCAACGATAGTACAAATTTGCGTCAATGGCATTTCTGTACATTTCTGTACTTTTATGCTCATTGATAGCAGATTGCATAAACTCATATATCTGTGCTTGGTTGTTTACAACTTCCAATAAATCGTTATATGTTTTCAACTACTTTTCCTCCTAAAGATATATTGAATAGTATTCCTCATTTGTTTTTGCTTTTTTCTTAATAACAGTTTGTATACCATATCTGATAGAATCTATATGATGATTGAACATATCTATTGGTTGATTGATATACTCACCTGTTTTCCTGTCTTTTTGCCAAGTATAATTTTCAAATTCCTCAATCGTGTGAGGGCATCTTGTATCTATAACAATCTCGCAACGTTGCATTCTATCAATGCCTAGTTTGATACTGTCTGGTCCTTTGATTGACGCAATAATTCTTTTAATACCTAATTTCTTTAATTCATCTATACTTTTAGGCTCTGCGCTATCAGCAACTATACGCTCTTTTGACAGACCTAAATCAATTAGTGTCTGAGCAATAACATCATTTGTCATACCCTTACTGTCATATTCACCTGTTATGAACAGTATCTTTTCTGCCGGTTCGTAATATCCCCAAGTAATAGCAGTTGGGTCATTTGTATAACCAAAGTCCATACCAACCCAAAACAGAGCATTTTTTATCTCTTCATCTGACACTATTCGTTTTTCAATCTTAGGGAATACCAACTTATCAAGCGTTGCAAATTCTCCAAGTACATAAATCTTAAAATATGCAGGGTTCCTTTGCTCTAATTCCATTAATGAATCAACGTAAGATTGTGGCAAATGTGGGTTATCCTTGTACGTTGTCTGAACAACTATACAATCCTTTGGACTTCCATTCTCAAAAAAGTACTTATAACACCAATTTGCTTTACTTATTGGGTTAAATGCTAAATGTATCTGGTTGTAAGGCTCCTTACTTCTCAGACGTAGGTTTAACTGTGAGAAGTCCTCAACTGTCAATTCCGTAGCCTCTTCCACGAATATGTCTGTTATTCCTGCGATAGATTTAATCTTTTCTTGGTCATCAAGACCTTTAAAAAGTATCTGACTACCATTAATAAGAGTTATGGTGTAGTCTGATTTATTTATGCTCTCTACAACAGGTCCTAATTGGCTCAGAATAGAAATAAAACTCGCCCATACAGAATCTTTCAATGTAGCGCCGACTTTTCGTATTACAAGCAATTTACGTCTTGGTAGATACAAACATTTAATGATTAACTTCTGCGCTATAAAATGTGATTTACCAGAACCACCACCACCATAAAACACCATCAATCTTGTGTGATAGTCTCTCATATATGGTTGATATACAGGCAAAATCCATTTATCTAGACCTTTGATAGTAATCACTATTCATCACCTTCTAAATTTCCGAAATCAATCTCATAATTCATATTAGTTTGTTCGACTTTATCTACAGGTTTCTCTCCAATCGTGTCTCTTATCACCTCAAAGGCTTTTGTCACTGATCCAGAGTTGTTTCCTTTAATTGCTTCTGATATTAAAGCAGCCGAAATGCTTTTCTGTATGTCTTCATCTTCAAGCATTAGCAAAAGTTCTTCTTTTAATGTTTTTCTTCGTCTTCGTGACTCACCAGATGCTATTCC